TTTGTGAGAAGATCGAGTAAACACATTGCTGGACAGTTTGTATAAGTAGCTGCCCCCATTACTCCGTTAAAAACATAGCCAGTTGGATACTGTATTCTTCCAGTTTGAATATCAACTGTTGGTGTACCAGTTCCAGATGCTCCTGCCCCTGGTATTCTTACTTTTATTCCTCTAATACGATATTTTCTTGAAGGTATACGATTAAATTGTTTACTATCTAAACGGAGTGCTACATAAGCACTATTGGCGTAAGTAGAACTGTTATCTATGACTTCTTGAAAACTTGTGAATTGAAAAGCGTTTACTCTATTGGCCTCTGAACTATCTGCTGTGACACGAATTACTCTTATGTCTACTGTTGTAAATCCAGGTGTCAATTCTATTCTATGATCTCTGGAGTAAGCATCAGCAGTTCTACCGCTAACGGAAGTGCTTATTTTATCTACATATCCTCCAGAGTCATGTTGAAGTTGTATTTTGTATTCAACAGTATCTCCATTAATATCTCCATTAT